CTAACTTCTACGAGAGAGCTCGGTTGATAACCGACGATCCGTGGAAGGTAGTGGTCTCGAAACTAGCACCGGTCTCCATACCATTGATACAGAAGTGCTCCCCGAACTCGGGGGGCTTTACCTCAGTAATGGGGATTTTGTGGGATATCCTGCTCATGGGAGCACATCCTGGGATGGACTCAGCCGTTAAATCTTGGCTGGCCACCGTTGATGGTATCGAACTAACCTGGGCCTTCAATGGGATACTCAAGGTCTTGGATGCTTGGGCCCTACGAAAGTGGGAGTCCAAGTACTCTGAGATAAGAGATGATCTCCGCCTTGGAAGAGACCATGAAGGATCTCCTCTAGCTATGGTGGTAAAGTGGCAGTCCGGGATGGGTACCACATCTGGTACTCTTCATCCGTTGTTACCCTTGACCATCGACTTTAAGTATCTACTTAGGTCATGGTACTTGGACCACTATTGGAGGAAACCCTTGTGGTTCGGTCGTCTAGCGTTCCTGAAGGAACCCGGAAAGATCCGGGTGGTAGCCATGGTGTCCCTCATCACCCAAACACTCTTACACCCCGTGCATGAGTGGATATTCGAGAGGTTGCGCCTCATACCCACCGATGGTACGTATAATCAAATTAAGCCTGTAGAGGCTCTTATACGTAAACTCGGCAAGGGTCGATGGATTGCATCCTACGATTTATCGGCGGCGACCGATCGATTACCAATATCGATTCAGGTCGAACTCCTTAAACCGTTGTTGGGTGAGAAACTGGCCTCCCTTTGGGCTTACTTGCTGGTGTCCCAGCCTTATGGGCTACCCCGGAAGGCGGTCTCATACCGCCGACTGGGGACCGATAGGGTCTGGTACGCCGTAGGACAACCAATGGGAGCCCTGTCATCGTGGGCTCTTCTCGCGTTGACGCATCATGCAATTGTACAGTTAGCTGCATCTAGGGCATACCCTGAGATGTCAGGATGGTTCCTATTGTATGCAGTACTCGGAGACGATGTGGTTATTGCTGACCACTCCGTAGCCAAGGAGTACCTGCGGATAATGGGGTCCCTTGGTGTGGAGATTAGCTCAGCCAAGAGCTTGGTCTCGTGCACCAGTTCCCTCGAGTTCGCTAAGCGAACCTTTATCCGTGGGCAGGATTGCTCACCGATCTCCCTCGCAGAGGTCATGGTTGCACGCTGCAACCTTGGCTCTCTAGGGGAGTTGGTAGCAAAGAATATGAAATTCGGAGCAATCCGATTTTCTTCTGTAGCTCACTTCCTTGGTTTCGGGTACCGAAACCTGGCCCAACTTCCAGTTGGGTTAGGCGTAGGGAATCGCCTCAGTAAGGTCCTCGCTTACCTCTGCCGTCCGGGCGGTCCTTACCCAATGCCTTTTGAGGCCTGGGTTAGTTCCGTGGCACCGGGCGGAAAGGACTCAAATATCGTTGATCTTAGGGCATGGGTTACAGCCTCTGTTCTTTGGGAGACGACTTTGGGGTATCTCATCAGTAGATCTGTAAAGATAGCCAGGATGCTCCACCGTGTTACCATGTTCAATGTAGTTCAGGAGTCATTTGTGAATCCTACTACAGCGAAATGCGCTGGCCGGGAGACATCTAAGGGAGGGGAGGCACAAGGTGTGCGTACCCCTTTCTTTGGACCCTCTTTGGTAGACTTCTTTAATCTTGAGGTGCTTGCACCTCAGTTTACAGAGTTCTTCAAAGAGTGGATCTGCTATCCTTATCAGTTGAAACTGAGACGAAGGTACGAGGTGATCGATGACACCTTGCGGGTGCTGGATCCTAAGATCCTCCCTGACTGGTCCGGTCTAGAGTCTCTTTGGAAACAGGTCGTATCTGCGGAGGAAGGGATTGATTCCCTTCCGACGCATGTGGAGTTCGTTTCGCGTCCTTCTGACGCGAAGGCTCCCTCGACAGGTCTTATCAACCTGTGGGTACGACTTCGGACCCTGGCGACTCGAGAGGCTAGGCCAATCAGTAACGTTTCAACTCGTTTCTCCGTACGGCGTATGCCAAGAAGGAGACGGGCTTCTGGGTAGTCAACCTAGGGCCTGGAACACCCAAAGTTTGGTCTGGGGGAGCATGCTCCTCCCAGCCAACCAAATAGATGTGCGCACCTAAGCGCTATCCGGCCCGAGAAACGGGGGGACTTTTGTCCCTCCGGGGGCGGTA